CAAGGTGTTATGACAGCAACGATTGCCGGTGTTGACTACAAAGTTGCCGTAGCAAAAGGTGAAAAAGCCAAGGATGTTGCCGCCCGATTAAATGCTGTGATTAACGGTGCGACAGATTGCCCGGCAACGGCATCTGTAAGTGAAAGCACGATTACGCTTACGGCTA